AAAATGAGTGAAGAGAAAAATGTAGAGCAAACTCCAATTAAAGATTTTCCAATGGAGAGAGCAATGATGTCTGATATGGTAGCACTAGACATTATGGGGGCGATGATTCAATCTGACTTAGCCAAAAACTTAGAGCATCCTATGAGCCAAATCACGGCTATTGGATTCGCATTCGCAAAAGAATTCTTGCGTCAGCGTGAAGAGTGGCTTAAACCAAAAGAAGAAACAAAAGAAGAGCCTATTAAACCTGCTAGTCCTATTATTCAGGTGTAATCATGACTCCTCCTATTGTGGTGTGTACTGTAGGCTCACGCAGCCTGCCTGTAATGCAAGCATCCGTTCGCACTTATAACCCTGATGTCAATTTAATGATATTCGAGGGATTCATGGGGAACTTTGGCGATGACTATAACGCAGCAATGGAAGTAGCCTTTCGAGACTACGATGAAATCATTATTGCTAATGACGATATTGTTCTCAAGCCTGATAGTTATGAACTCTTACTTGCTGATGTAAAGAAGCTAAAAGGACTAGTAGGCGATAAGCTAGGATTCGTTGCAGCCAAGTCTGATGATGTCAGAGGCTGTCAGCATATCCGTATGACAGAGCCTGGGAAGGTCTATGCTTCAGAAGCTGTTAGTCCACTCTTTGCATGGATTAGCAAGAAGGCATTCCAAGAGGCACAATTCCCTCCGACTAATTGGTTCTCTGATGACGTAATCTGCCATGACCTAAACAATCTAGGCTACAAGCATTATGTCTCAGCATCCTATATCCATCACGTAGGCTCAACAAGCATAGGTCACGATATTATGCAATTGGTTCTTGATGCAGAGCCATGGATTAAAGCAAATCGTCCTGAATATCACAAGGCATGGTTCAAATGAAAAAAGTAATGATTGGCACTCCGACCTATGATGGGTCATTAGAACTTACTCACGTTCAATCCCTATTTCAAACTGTAGATTTATGCCGTGATTTAGGCATCAGCATCACTATGGAGTATGTAGTCGGGAATTCTTTAATTTCTACTGCCAGAAATGAGATATTCCGTAGAGCTATTGAGGACGATGTAGATGACTTGATTTTTATTGATGGTGACCAAGGGTGGAATGCTCAAAACTTCATCAACCTAATCACTCATCAAAGAGACGTTATCGGTGGAGTTGTGGTTAGCAAAAAAGACCGAATCATGTATAACGCTAAACCTCTTCCTGATGGCTTTAAAACTGATGAAGATGGACTAATCGAAGTCATGGGAATTGGTACAGGATTTCTACGTATTTCTAAACGGGCCTTGCATATTATGTGGGATTTAGCAGAGCCATACAAATACGAAAGCAAAGACTCTAGAAACGTATTCCCCAATGGTGTGTATGATGGAGAATACTATGGTGAGGACATAGCCTTTTGTCAGAAGTGGAGAGCATTAGGCGAAAAGGTTTACATTGACCCTAACATTACTTGCTCTCATGTAGGCAAGAAAGAGTGGCATGGCAATTTTTCAGACTATCTCAAAATATTGGAGGCTTACAAATGATTAGCCAAAAGGATATTGAAAAGGCTCTAGACTTCTTACGTGATTCAGCAGAATACGCAGCACAACATCGAGCCAATAGGGTATATGCAGAGGAATATCGAAAGACATTAAAAGCCAAACTCATGAGCGAGTCGGCTGATATGCCTGTCAATGCCCAGGAACGAGAAGCCTACAAAAACCCTGATTATGTAGTTCACCTTGAGGCTATCAAAGAAGCCGTATATGAAGATGAAAAAATACGCTTTCTCATCGAGGCAGCAAAAGCTAAGATTTCCGCATGGCAAACAATGGCAAAGGTAGGTGTTGAGTTATGAACATTGATATTGTCCCAATTATGCAAGGGCTAAAGCATACATTTAAAAAAACTCCCCATTGGGAAGAAATGAAGATAGTCATTGAATTATTGAGGCAATATCACAACTTACGAATGGAACATCAATTTTGTGAGTATAAGATTAAACAATTAGAGGAAAAATATGGCTTCATATCTGAAGACTAAGCCCTATCGCAACCCACAACTGCTAAAAATGGCTAAAGATAGCCCCTGTCAAAAGTGTGGTTCATACGGAACAACCGTGTCAGCTCATTCTAACCTATTAGAACATGGAAAATCCATGGGACGAAAAGCAGATGATTGCTACATAGCTTTTTTATGCCATTCTTGTCATGCAGCACTTGACCAAGGCAAAGAATCTTATGACGAAAAGAAATTATCTTGGTTTGAAGCTATGGCAAAGACTTACCATTATCTTTTAACAAAGGGATATCTCGTTGTTAATCCTTTGGGTAATACCGAGGGTAAGGAGTTTCAATGATTGACGCTGTGAACCACCCAAAACACTATTGCAGCCACCCATCAGGAGTGGAAGTCATAGAAATTACTAGACATATGAATTTTTGTCTAGGAAATGCCATTAAATACATTTTGAGATGTGATTTAAAGGGCAAGCCTATTGAAGATTTAGAAAAAGCTATTTTTTACTTGAATGATGAGATAAAAAGGAGAAAAAATGCGTGATGGTGGCAAAGGTGATAAACCAAGACCAATTCCCGATAGGAAAAAGTTTGAGGACAATTGGGATTCTATTTTTAAACCTAAAGGTAAAAAAACAGATGATAAAAATATACCTAAAGGCATCAAATGATTTTAGGCATTGACCCAGGCTTAAGCGGAGGTTTAGCTATCCTTAATGGCTCAGAAATTGAGCTACTTGAAACCATCCCAACCGAGTCTAAAAATGGCTTTATTAAACGCCAAGTAGATGCTCAAAAATTAAGCAGCATTCTTAGGGTTTACCCTGACTTAATTTGCTATCTTGAGGGGGTTGCTTCTAGACCTGGGCAAGGAGTGGCATCTGTGTTCTCATTTGGGGATACCTACGGCTGCATTAGAGGCGTTTTGGGAGCTTTAAACATACCAACCTATACCATCGCCCCACAGACATGGAAAAAATCGCTTAAAATCAGTTCTAAGGACGACTCACTAAAGGCTTCAAAAGACCTATTTCCCTCGGTGAAATTTAAAAAGAAAGACCACAACATCGCAGAGGCACTTTTGATAGCTTATTACGGACAAGAAGAAAGGAAGAAAAATGAGCAAGATGACATATGAAGAATGGGAAAACCGCTATCTCAGAGAAGAGGGCAGTTCTTATGACCGAGAGTTTAGGTATCAATTTATCTCGGATTACTTGCTCAATCCTAATTTGGTCAAGGTTGCCGAAAAGCACAAAGTCCCCTATGCGACTGCCGTATCATGGAAAACTAAAAACTGGTGGTTTGACATGGCAGAGGACATTCTGCAAAACCATAAAGAGGAACTATTAGCCAAGCAACGCAAAATCATTGAGAAGACCTATGACGAATTGGGCGATAGATTAAATAATGGTGATGAGTTTTATTATCCTGAGTCGGGTCATGTTCGAGTCAAAGTAAAGGCTAACCATTTGGCAACAGTTGCCGATAGCGTATTAAAAGCCAATCAATTGCTGCAAGGGAAAGCAACGCAAATAAGTCACGTCACCATAGAGTCCCTCGCAGATAAATTGAGAACAATAACCCAAGAGGCGATTGATGTTACTCCATCTGAAACCATTCCTCAGATAGAACAAAGCCATTCGGATTCAACTTCGGACTAACTAAAGGCTCTTTTGACTCTTGATTTAGTGGTGAAATTTTTAACTCCCTCTTAATCCTGGAGAAGGTCTTAGAAATATCAGTTTTACTTGATGGAGTATATTTGAAAGACGGGTCTAGAATGCTTAATGGTTTATTCATTGCTTTACCTCCTGATAATCGTATTCATCTATAAATTCGCCTCTCTCTAATTGTTCCTCAATTGCTCGGTATATAAAATCATCAATTGGTAAACAATCCTCTTTTAGGGCTACTTTTATTTTTATCTCGTAAGTTGTCATAATTCGTCCTTATAAATAATCAATAATTGCTTGAGTTGTTCGGAATCAATAATTCCCCTACCAAAAGCGAGTGAGAGCATAAGATGGGTTTTAACATTGTCAGAGACTATCCCATCATTGATGAATGCTTGTGAACAGTTTCGGGCTAATCTTTCGCCCTCTTGTGGGGTCATCTTCCCCTCGTCTACTTGGTAATAAATATCGTTTATGGATTGAAATAAATCCTCTAAATGGTAAGACATGGCTAAACCCTTTCCATAGTTATCTTGTAGAGTGCTACACCTGATTTTTTAGCCAAGTAAATGACCCCCTCTTCCTCATCTGACCAAGTTTCGGGGAATTCATCTACAAAGTTTGTCCCAATAAACTGCGGATTTTCCATCAAATAATCGTAAACATCGGACATCAAAAAATTCTTATCATCTTTCATCATCAGACCCCCTTAATTAAATTGTCGAAATACTCTTGGGGCTTTTCTGTTGCAAGGTGAGCCCATGAGTTTATGTGCCGAGTTGTTGTATGACTCCACTTCTTAGAAGTCTTAAAAAATTCTCCATCTTTCCAACACGCAACGGGAGTGGTATAACTAAATAAAACTTGCGTCCCGTCTGAAAGTGTCAATTCTGTCTTATTGCTTGCTAATGGTTTTAAGTTCATGATTTCCCCTTATTTAATTCTTTGCACCCAATGTTCGCCCGTAATACAAGATAAATTTATAGATTCGCCTATGTTCAATAAGTTGATATCTTCAATGTCGTGAGGCTCATAGCCTTTATTCTCATTAAAAAATTCCTCATTGTGATAGGCTAATGTTGCCTTGCCCTCAGTGTCTCTATATCCATCACCCCAAAAGCATTCGAATAATTTAGTCATTTTTTACCCCTTATTTAACAATTTCAGACATGAGGCATAGACAATCTTTAGCCCCGTTATGTTCAGCGATATAGGCAAGCCCTTTATCTCTACTATCAAAAGCCCCTAAAACCTCGCATTTATCCTCATCAAATACAATCCAAATTAACATGATTAAACCTCCACAATTCTGAATTCGTCTCTATCGTAAGGGTCTGAGATATTCCCCCGTTGAAACTCTTTTAAACAATCGAGGAGATTATTTTCTAATTCTTCCTCAGCCTCTTGGTAAGTATCAAAACGCAATGGCACTTCTTCATTTTCGTCGTCATACTCTACCCATGTATTGACCCACCCATTACAAATCGTAAATTGTTGAACTTCAAACATAATTAAACCCCCAAAAGTGCTACTGCGAACATATAGCCCAAGACTGAGCCCAACAAAATAAACGCTATAAACTCCCAAAATTTAGTCATGAAATCCCCCGATTAAATAGAAAAAGCAACACACAAAAGAGCAAAGCAAACACACACCGAAATAGTCAGAATAAGGCTTATAAAGTTTCTATCGTTCATGTCTAACCCCTTAAAAGTTTTCAAATACTATCTCTTTATCACCCTCTACAAAGCAATACCAAAAGCCATTTGTTTCTATGTATTGGGAAATCGCCTCACGCTTTTCCTCATCGCTTGCAGTGCGTAAGTATTCGCTATCTTCATCATCTGCAACAGTAAAGCCATCTAGAAATTCATCTAATGAACATTGAGAGAATTGGCAACAAATAGCGATTGGGTCAAACTCCATCTCGTTCTCTTCGCCCATCTCTTCGAGTAAAAGAAAATCTCGCCTAATCCCTCACGGCTGAAGTTATCAGGACGGATTGCCATAAAATGGTCTTTAAATTGCTCTCTGCTTAATGTAATCTTCATTGTTCTATTCCTTTGTAGGTTAGTTATCAGTTAAATAATTTCTTCGGAGGACAAAACGCTTAAACAATTTCCCCATGTTCCCTCGTTCTCGTCTCCATCATAAAAGCCCATACAAAAAGCCATTAGATAAGTCGTGGGAATAGCCCTCAGTATTGGTAAGAACTAAGACACCATTGTCTAAGTATTTAGCCCACGCAGTAGAACCACCACCCGTAGATTCAATAGAAAAGCCGTAGTGTTTTGGAGAGACTGAAAAACGTCCATCTTCGGACATTGTTGGGTTCGTGATGTGAACACCATTAAAAACAAACTCATATCAAATTGATTCATCGTTCTATTCCTTATAGGTTAGTAATCAATCGGAAGACCCGATAAGTCAGATTCTAAACCATAAATTTATATCTATACAAAAATTCTTTTTTATCCCCTACACTTTACTAGGTTATTGCTTTTTTCCTCAGTTGCTCAGTTCATAAGTTGCCTA